GACCTTGAGAGTGCTGGACACCTGCCGTACCGACAGCGCCTGCGGCAGCATTACCCGTGACACCCTTTGACACAGCAGCCAGCAAAGCACCAACTCCGCCAGAGGCGTACACACCGGCCAAAGCGTTCGAGCGCGTTACTGCAACGGAACCAACTGCCCCAGCAGCCACAACACCTGAGATGCTGACTGTCTTCGTGTGGACAACCGTACCGACTGCGCCAGAAGCGGCGACGCCTGACAGCGCAACAACACGACTGGACGTTACCGAGCCTACATTGCCTATCGCGTTATCGCCAATACCTTGCCCAGAGTTTGTCTCTGTGACGTTTCCTACCGCGCCAGCCGCGCTGACACCTGAGATTGCAACAGTTCGACTAGACGTTACTGACCCGACCGCACCAGCGGCGGCATCCCCTGTGACATCAACCGCAACGGTTAAGCCAGCAAGGGATGAAAACGGGGCTTCAGAAAACGCTGAAAAGCCGAACATGTTCTACGCGGCCTAAGCCGCGCTCCGCTTAGGTTGTAGACAGGCGCAACAAGGCGGTGGACGTATCGTTGACAGGCATGGTCAAAGTGAATGTGCCAGCAGTGATGGTCTGAGAACCGAATGTGTGCACTGACACTGACTTGTCGCTCTGGGTAGAGTTGTAAATCAGCACGGTGTCAAAGGCTGTGGTCAACGTCACGTTGGTGTACGTGATGGAAGCTGATGGAGTCCAGTAGGCTGTACCGGCTGTAGCCGATGCGTTGGTAGCTGCGGGAGCAGTACCGTTTGTCACAGCCACACCACCTGCGGTGTAGTTTGTACCGGAGACTTCACCAGTCGCTGAGTAAGCAGTGGTGCTTGCGTTGATGGTGGCCGATGTCAGGTACAGAGCTGCTTTGAACGTGTCAGCAGCGCCGGAAGCGCGGACAGGTGCGGTACCGAAGTTGTGAGTGGCAGTTAGGACTTCGCCGAGAAACGAAGTGCACATTGCTTGGGTGTTTGCCATGATTTTTCCTTATGCGATTGCCGCTGCTTCACCACCGATAGGTGGCATCTTTTTCAAAGTTACGTGAGCTGACCGATGGACCAACTCACCCTCAAACCAGTATTCGACCCAAGTGGTCAATTCGTTTTCGTTGTCAACGGTTCCTTCGCGCTTCTCCAGCAACGAATCGTCCATCTCACCTTTAGTTGTCGTGACTAACATTACACCATCCTTATGATTGCAGCCGTGTTTGTAACGGCGGGGAACTGTACCGTGAATGTGGTTGTCGAGGTCTTGTCAGAACCAAAGTCCAACACACAAACAGACGCGAGGGAAGTCGCGTCGTAAATCAATGCGCCACGGGCAGTCAATGCTGAAGTCCAAGTCACGTTAGCGAACGACATGTAGACAGTCGCAACCCCAGTCTGGTTACCAATAGTGGGCACCTGAGAGATTGTCAGCGCTTCTCCGCCAGCCGTATAGCCGGTAGCCACAACCTCACCATCTGTGGTGTACGCAGTTGTGTCTGGGCCAATGCTCGCCGCGCCTGTGTACAGGGCGATCTTGAACGAACCAGCAGCTAAGTCGTAGCTGCCGTCCATCATCCCGATCTTGAACGTGTTGGTCGCGCTTTGTGCGATTGTCATGAAGTGACCTTAATCTTTGTTTGGCCATCACGATACGCATCACCACGCTCCAGACCATCGCCCAGACGTTTAGCCAAGCTGAGAGCTTCGTTGTACTTGGTGTTGTAGGCAATGGCCATATCAGCCTCGCCCTTCATGTAGGTGTATGCCTCAACCAAAGTGCCGTACAACAGCACTGAGTCAAAGTTGTCACCCAACCAAGTCGTACCCGCAGTCACGATGGACTCTGGGTAGAAGTAGTAGTGCAGCTCAACCGTGTAGCCTGCGTCTGGTGTTGGACCAAGAATCAACGACAACTCATTCGTCAGCACTGGGTCTGGTGAAGGGGGTACTGTCGTGGTTGTTGGGCCAAAGATGGCGTAGTACTTAGGGAACGCGGTGTCCGTCGGCTTTGGATATGCCTGACGGATGAAGTTCACATCTTTGTTCAGCAGGTACTCATAGCTCCCGTCCGTGTCGACAACGGCCAGCGAATACGCTGACAAGAAATCATTCGGGCAAGAGATGTACTTGTTGCCTGCTGTGGTGGCCCCTGTCACGTTCTTGCGAAGCGACGGAAACTGAATAGAGTTGTAGATGCGCTGCTCCGCCTGTTTAATGAACGTGTTCATGTCAACAGTATCAAACGTGTTCTCCGTGTAATCGGAGACAGCGACAACAAGCTCTGCGTAGTTCATATTTAGGCCATTGGTCCACGGGCCATCAAGCCCTTAGTTGCAGCACCGGTACCACGGATTTTGATGCCTGTGGTCTTGACGTCGTCACGAGCTGGGTTACCCGCACTCACGCGAGGGGCCACGGTACGTGGAGACATTTGCTCCGCAGACAAAGTGTTTGGGTCCTTCATCTTCTTCGCACCGGTACCGGCTTTGCCGTCCATAGTGTGTGGCTTGGCGTAGACGCTGGCGTCGCCAACTTCTTTACCCATCATTTTTTTGCTGAATTTAGCCATGATTAGCCTCGCTTTTGGTTTGCAACTTTAGCCATGCCACGACCCATGCTCATCATGTCCGCGTCAGTTTTGCCGCCCTTGCCGCCTTTGCTGCTCTTGCCTTTTTGGGCTGCAACCATAGGACCGCTGTCACCGAGGTTCTTGCCCTTGGTTTTACCTTTTGTATTTACGCCTTGTGCGCCTGATTTGAAAGACATGTTCGACTCCTTACGTCGTTGATATGGTGACTGTACCAATTTCCACAGTTAAAGCCAAGTAGTTTGGCGTTAAACCTGCATCATCTAATGCCGCGCCACCAACAGGGTTCCAGCCCCATTGTATGTTGCGACTGCCCTCACTCTGGAACCCTTGCTCCAAAGTGCTTGTGCTGTTACCCGTGCGAATTTGCAAGCCTGTTGTACCACCTGCTACATAGCTGCGGTCAGGGCGTGGGTTACGCAAACCTTGTGGATCATCAACCGGATACATACCCAGTTGAAGCTGTGGTTGGTCAGGGTCCCAGCACTCTGGGCACACCAAGAGCTCGTAGTTCTTGGTCTTGATAATCTCGCGCTTGAGGACTTTCAACTTGAACCGCTGATCGCAACGGTCGCATTGAGCAATCGCCCATTTGCCACTGGCGAAGCGGTTACCCATTAGGTGCCCCCGATGTACTGCTGACGCGGTACAAATCGAATCGCGGCCTTCTCATGGTCTTCATAAGCGGCCAATTCCCAAGCTTCGTCGTACTGTTGTTTCAGCATCATGAGGCGCTCAGCGCCTTCTGGAATCTTGCCAGCGACGTAATAGGCCAAACCAGCGGCCATACAAGGGATGAATCGGAAAGGTACGTCCATGACGTTCACACCGCCGCCCGCATCTTGGGTACGGCGGAGACGCCAGTAAACAAATTGATAGGTCTGGGCACCATCTGGAGTCGGCCACACCGTCACAGCGGGGAGGTTCTGCACGGAGACGGCATCGCCAGAAGAGTGAGTTGCTGCGGTAGTACCGTTCTGGCCACGGAAACAGCCAGTCAAGTCGTTGCCGCTGATTGCTGTGTAGTTGATGGTCTCGCTGCCGATGAGCACGAAGCCCGCCGCTGGCATACCTTGGGTTGAAACTACCGTAATCGTTGAGTCAGTAGCCGATATGCCACTCGCAAGAGTCGTGATTGACGCCGCAGTCTGCCCATCCAATCTTTGGACCCATACCTGAATCGGACGAGCCTGCTGAAGCTTGTTTGGGAGGGTCGCATAGGTCGAGACGCTGATACGTGTGATGGTCAAGTCAGCTTGGTTAGAAGTCTGACCGGCTTGTGTGCGGATGACGTGCTCAAGCAAATCAACGGTGTCATTGGGCAGGGCGTAGGTGCTCTGGCCTTGAACCAAGTCGATCTGACCTTGCTCAATCGTCCACATGTTGATGCCACGGTTCGCCCAGTCGGCGAACATGATGTTGAGGCTACGACGAGCTGTGCGCAGGTCATAACCTGAACGCAGTTCACGTCCGGCGCGCTCGAACGCTTCCTCGACCAACTCAGTTAGTTCGAGGTTAAAAGAGGTTTGACCGGATGTGACTGCCATAGTTTATTTCTTCGCTGTTTTTGCAGAGTCAATAAATGCTTGAGCCGTTGGCGCGCCTTTGGCACCGGGCTTGCGCATCTTTTCTCCACGCTTACGCTTGGCGTTGATGTTAGCGTACAAACCCACTTTCCCCCCAGCAGCGTACACGTCGACAGGGTAGTCCCCATCGCGCTTCTTGACCACCTTGGGTTTAGGCATCTTGGAGGCGGCGACCGCCCCCATGCCACGGCTCGCCAACATCAGCACATCTTCCCACGAGTTTTACCCCGTGATGCCATGCCATCGGCACGGCGAGAAGCTGACGAACCAATCATGCCGCCCTTGGCTTTGTTCAAAGGCTTGCCGTCAACGCGAATACCGCTACCGGGTTCTTCGTACACAGGCTTCTCGCCCTTCTTAGGGCTACGAGTAGCAGATGCGCCGTCGATGTCTTGGGGGACTTTGCCACCATCAGCCATCTTCTTGGTCATGCCACCCTTTTTCATACCTTGGCCAGCAACGGCTTGCGTGCCAGCGGGGCCAGCTGCGGCGGCTTTTTTCTTTTCCTCTTCGGCTTTAGCCTCGGCTTCGAGCTGGCTCTTCTTGCCAATCAAATCGCCAAACATGCCCTCGCCTTTGAGAGCGCCGTAAACAGGGGAGAGGTCTCCTAATTTGATACCCATGATTCTTCCTTAGTAAGTTTTTGCTGTACGAGCACCGCGAGCGATACCCCAACCTTTTACACCACCGCCAGACTTGAAGTTATCCTTCATGCCTTTAGGGCCAGCCAACCATGCGTTGGGATTCAATGTCTTAGCTTCACGAGCGGCGCGAGTAGATTTAGCAGCGGTCTTCACGGCCTTTGCAACCTTCTCGGTTTTCTCAGCGGCTTCAGCTACCTTCGGAGCAGCTTGAGCAGCCTTGTTTGCTGCCATACCTTCACGAGCGGCCAAAGACAAACCGGTAACCAACTTGCCCGGACCCATGCCGTTCATAAAGGCGGATGCGTTGCGAGAAAGTTCAGTACTGTCCACTGAGTTACCGTTACCAGCCGTTGGGCCAGCACCAGCTTTACCACCTGTGGGGATAGCAGCGATCAACTCAGCACGAGTGCGGTTACGGGGTGGGTTTGCGCCCATAGTACCCTTTGGTGCGCCTTCAGCGGGACGGCCACGGGTCGTACCAGCTTCGTCATCCACGCTAGCGGTGCTACGAGAAGACTTGCTTTCCATCTTGGCGGAAGCGGGCTTGGTAGACACCTTAGCTGCGGTAGTACGGGAAACGGTCTTCTCGCCAGAACCTTCGTCCTCGCTACCTTTTTCCGATTGCTCTTGCACGTACTTCATCGCACGAGCGCGAGTGTCGTCGTCGATACCAGAGTTTTGACCTTCGGTCACGCCACCTTCGTCGTAGCGCTTGGACTTGAATTTAAATTTTGCCATGATGGACTCCTTATTTCTTTTTGGCCATGCCGCCGCCACACATGGCGATCATTTTGCCCTTGGTTTTACCCTTGGACTCGACGCCACCGCCCTTGGCCAACTTAGACAAGTTGGTTTTCTTGCCAGCGTGTAGCTGTTTATCGTGCATTTTGACGGCTTTCTTGATGATCGCCTTGTCTTGTTTGATGTCTTGCTTGTCCATAGTTTCACCGCCTTTGCTGAATAGAGCCATCTTCCCGTGTCGGGTTTTTGGGTTGTTTGCTTTTTGCAAGTCAGGACGAGTCTTAGCGCCTGCGCCAAACTTCAACCCCTTACTCTTCTCACTGAATTCCTTGGCTACAGTTGTAGGCACGTCAGCTGCTTTTGCAAATGCTGGGTTGTGCGCTGCGGCGTCCATGAACTTCTTTTGTTTTTCACTTGTTGCTGGCATGTTTGTTCTCCATAAGGCGGTCCAGTTTTTCATCCAGCCTATCAAGGCGGTCCAATACGCGGTTAATGTCGGCGTGGACTTCGGTTTTGGTGACGTACTCTTTGGCAACTTCTTCGCGAGTGCGGTTAAGGAGGATCGTGACGCGGCTGAGCTCATCGGACTTCTCCTTAAGCACCCAAGTCAACAAGCCCATGCCTGCTGACAAAACAATGTTCCAAATCATGCCTTCCATCTCAGCACTTCCAACGGGCTAGAGATGCGGCTTTACGAGTGGGCTTACCCTTCTCGTCTTTCATTGGGCCGGGCATACCAGACATGCGGGCGCAGAATGAGTCCTTGCGCTTGCCGCCTTGTGGCTGGGGTGCCTTGAGGTTGCTGCCAGTAGCAGCGTTGTATTTAGCACGGCCCTTGGCTGTGAGACCCGCGCCCTTAGACGCTGGGAGTTTCTCGCCACGACCAACCGCCAACGATGGAGTCTTCTTAGTTGCCATTGACGACTTTCAGTTTGGGTGTGCAGTGCTGGGCCAGCAACGGCTGCAACACGTCTTCGTTGAAGTCACGAGAGAACTTCTCTTGGCCGACGTGAGGCAGGCTGATTGATGGGTCGAGGTAAACCGTGAAGCCGTCTTTGGCTGCGCGGTCACAGAAGAGGTAGTCTTCGCCGTAGTACTCGTTCTCCATGATGCCCAGATCAAAGATAGCGTGGTCAGTACGTTCGTTGACGTTGTTGTAGTAGGACCATTCTGGATGCTTGTCGCGCATGGTCTCAAGGACGTGGCGTTGAATCATCATGAAGCCTGTACCGATGCGGCGTACGCGCAACATACCGTTGGCGTCGAACTCCAGAGCACCGTCGCCATCCAAGTAGTAGTCCAAGAAGAACTTGCGGTCCATACCGCGACGAGGATAGATACCAGCAGTGATGTCTTTGTCCAAGCTCAACGCCATGAGGCGGAGCACTGCGTCGGCATTGATGACAACGTCGGCGTCAACAAACAACAATGTGTCTGCGTCGGACGCCAGAAAGTCCGCAACAAGAGCGTTGCGAGCCTTCGTAATAAGGGAGCACCCCGAGAGGTGCGTGAGGTAAAGCTTAACCCCCAAGTGACCCACCTGAACGGCGAGGTTGGACAAGGCGAAAGCTGAATCAATGTTCAACTTACCGTCATAGGCCGGGATGCAAATCATCAATTTGCGCCCAGCTAGGTTAATGCTTTTCTCAGTATCAGCCATTAAGCACCATCGTTCTTAATCAAGTAACCTTCGGCAGCGATAGACACCGCGTAGGTGTTTGCACTTGTCTTAGCTTGCAACTGGATGTCTGTCTTTTCAGTAAAAGCACGAGGCATCACGCGTTGAGCATGATAAGTGTTTGTGAATGGCGCTTGTTGCGACAAGGTTGTCACACCAGACGACGATGTGGCCACGTTGCGATACTGAATCCAGTCTGCGGATGAACCGTTAGCTGATGTGTATGCGTCAATGCGGCTCAAATAGAACGTGTAGCCAGCAGGAACCGTGTATATGGCCATTTGCGAACGACCAATACTTGGGTTAATCTGAGCGTAAGTCACACTGTTTGCTGTGTTCTTGAGCGTGATGGTGCCAGTTGGCGCGCCAGCAGTAACGGTAATGTTTGTGATTCGCAAATAAGACTTTGTTGTCACTGCAACAGTAGTTCCCGTTAACGCAAGCGTCTCAGAAATTACTTTGTAGTTTGCATCCAAACCGCTAATCAAAACTGTAGTGCCAGATAAGTCATCACCTGTGTTCACGCTACTTGCCAAGTGCATAGTTGCAGCAGAAGCAGGGTAAGCGTATGCGCCAGCAACTTCCCAAACCGGGATGTTTGTTGTTGTTACGGATACTTGAAAACCGTAAATGTTGACCGTGCTGTGGCCTGTGATCTGGCCGCGAGCGACTTGCAAGTCAAACGGTTCAATCAAGCCAAAACGGCTGATAGACGAAACGATTGCCATAATCAATCTCCTTGTTTAAAACAGGGGGCCGAAGCCCCCGAGATCAATTACTGTTGCGAAGCAGACTGGGCTTGAGCACCATTCGAGCCACGCACTGCGTACGTGATAACGATGGTTGCAGCGCCAGTGGTCAAACCTGTACCGGCCAATGTGTAGGTGATGAATGTGTCAGAAGAACCGACGTTCAACCATTTACCGGGTGTAGTTGCGTTAGCGCCCAAGACCACGCTACCAACAGAAGTGATAGTGCCAGTAGTAGTGAAATCTTCGCCGCCGATGCTGAGCTTAGCTGTAGTAGCTGCGCTGAACACGGTAGTGGTCACGACCTTGATGTCCACGATCTGTGAACCAGCGGGGATAGAGATGGCGTTGCCAGTCAAGGTGCCGAACACGACGTCTTTAGACTGAGAAACAACGGTGCAACCAGTGTTTTGAGTGGTAGCAGCAGTAGTGCCAGTAGTGTTTTTAACAGTGCCCAACAACCAAGGGCCAAGGTGAGTTGCGAATCCCATGAGGATCTCCTTACATGCGTTGAGGTGCTTCAGTCTGCATGAGGTCAGCCGGACCTGTCTGAAACACCGAAAAAATTCCGGTTGGGGTGAATATACACCCAAAAAGAACAAAAGAAAAGGGACCGAAGTCCCTTTTCTTAGTTGGCTTAGTTAGAGCCAGAGCTACCCCAGATACCCAGAGCATCAGACCAGCCGAAGCTGTAACGCTCGCGGGCCTTGTAACGCACGTTACCGGTATCGAAGTCGCCGTCCATGCTGTTTTGCAGCGGTGTACGAACGAAGTGCTTCAAACCGTTAGGCACGTCTGTAGTCAAGAACCAAGCGTTGTTGTCGGTCAAGAAGTTGTTAACGGTGTAGCCTTCTGGCACAGAACCGTTGTTCTTGATCGCGTTGATGTCGTTGTCAGTTGTACCAACGCGGAGGTTAGTTTCCAACAAACGAGTAGCAACGAATTGCAAGCTTGGGGGAACAATCATCTTCTTAGGCTTAGCAGCGATCAACAGGCCACGTTCGTCTGTCCAAGCAGCGATTTGAATAACGGCGGCTTCCAAAGAAGTCTCGTTCAAGTCAGCTTGAGTAGAAGGTGTGTTGGCGTTGGTGCCACCAGAGATCAACGGATGGTTGACCAAAGAGCTAGAGCTGTTGTAACCGAACAATGACACACCGTCACCACCCAAGTAGCCACCGTTGAAGCCGTTGTTCAACACGGCTGCGGCTTTAACTTGCTTGGTGTAAGCCATGGCGCGAGCCAAAGACTTGGTGTAGCGGGCAGACAAGCTGTCGTACAAGTTATCTTCCACAGCTTCTTCAGTGATGGAGAAGCCCAGAGCGATAGTCTCGTGGTTGTAGCGAGTCGACCATGCTTCTTGTGCATTGTCGTAAGAGATTGCAGAGCCTTCGTTCTTCACTGGAGCAGCGGAGAAACCAGACAACTTCACCTCTTCTTCAAAGCTACGCTCTGAAGTTTCGGTTTCGTAAATCTCTTTGTGTTGCTCACCGTAGCGAGCGTATTCCATGCCGAACAAAGCGTTCAAGCCGGGGAGCAGTTCTTTAAGTAACTGTGCGCGTGAAATAGCCATGATTTACTCCTTAAACACCAGTGGTGTTGTTGTACTGATGAGTGTTGATCTTCACCAGCAACTCGGTGTAAACACCAGCAGAAGTGGCGGTCTCAGGGACCACGTCGATGACGCGCAATGGGATGGTTGCAGTTGTACCAGCACCGGTCAATGTCACGCCAAAAGCGCTATCGCCAGTAGTAGTAGAACCTGCGTTCAACACCAAAGGAACGTTAGAACCAACGTCAGCACGGCTTGCAGTGCCCATAGTTGTACCAGAGGTAACAACGGCCACTTTGAACAGAGCTTGTTGGTCGTCCACAACGTAAGCTACAGCTGGGTTAGCAGATGTAGATGCGCCTGCGGGGATGTACTGACCTTGAACCAATTGGCCCGAAGAGTTAGTATATTGACCGCCCATCACAACACCGACGATACCGCCAGAGTTAGTTGTGGTTGATTTGATGAGATAGCCATCGCTAATCAGCACGGTATCGCCATTGAAAATAGCGGTAGCGAAGCCAGTAGCCACGGGAATCTGACGGATTGCACCAGCGTATGGTTTACCGTCAAGCGAATTGACGGGCACCAAGCCATAAGGTGCCGAAACGGTAGGGTATGCCATTTAGGACTCCAAAATTTAAGAACCAGAACCGAAAGTAACCTTCGACTTCTTGTCCGAGAACAAGGGCATACGAGGATCACTTTCACGAAGGAAATTGTTGTCCACGGACTCCATCTGAGACTTGTTCTGATTAGCGTAATACGCTGCTCGTTGATCCAAGAACTCCGACGGGATGCGGCAGAGCAACAAACCACCCACTTCAATGTTGCCTTTAAAGCGACCTTCAGTAGTAGCGTGCATCATGAGCTCAGGGTACTCCTCTGCTTTGCAGGGCTCGTAACCTTCGCGAAGCTTCGAAGAAATATTTGATGGGTCAGCGACACCAACAGTACTGGTACGAATCCAGCGATGAGTCCAGCCGGGGCGGGCATCAGGGCTAGGCAGAGTCTCGGGTGGACGCCACGCCGTTGGGCGTTGTGCGACCGTGCGATCTTCCAATTTACGATCCAGTCGGTTTTGTTTAGTACCGTTTTCCATCATTCACCTCTCTTCAGCAAAGCAACCTGTTTAGCGTATTGTTCAATAGGGACACCGAGGCGGCGAGCGATCGCTGCTTCAGATGCCTTCAATCGAATACGATTAGGCGGGGTGCTACGTGAGGCCGGAGCCACTACAGTAGCGGGTTTTGTTGCACGGCGGGGAGTTTCCTCTTCAGCCGGTTCTGACGTCTTTCGTGGAGGCGTTTCGTCATCCTCATAGCTCTGAGCACTTTCAAAATGCTCAGGAAATCGTTTGCGCATCGTTTTGTCGATGGTTCGGAAGTACTCTTCACTTCCTACATAGCCCGAACCATACTCCTTTGCGAGCTTCTTGTCAAGCCCCATTGCAGTCATAGTCATTTCTTCGTCAACACCCCACCAATCGGAATTGGCTTCTACCCATTTCTGAGTACGTGGAGTCAGGCGAGGAGCCTCTTCTTGCGCGGGTTGTGCAGGTACGAAAGTTTCCTTCTCTTGCACCTCGATCGGGCGCATGTTCTGGGCCTTCTCGATCTTCAGCGTTGCGCGGGCAATCTCGGCTTGGGCGTCGGCCTGAGCGTCAATATCACCTGCCTCAATGGCGTCGCGGTAGGCTTTCTTGGCGGAGCTCAGCTCGATGTCGGCGGACGACTTGGACTGCTCGATATAGGCTTGGCTACCGGTGGCAAGCTGCTGTTGGAGACGTTTGTTCTCGTCAATAACTTGGCGGGCATAGGCTTCAGCGGCCTGACGCTCACGCAAAGCTTCTTCTTTGGCGCGGCGTTCATCGTGGTAACCACGGGTGAACTTCTTGATACGCGCTTGGACCTTCTCGTCGTACGAGTTCAACTCGTCATCTGATGGGTCTTCAGGAGGTGGCGCGGCTTTACGGCCACGGTCTTCTGGCGGGGTATCGTCCTCAATCTCTACTTCAAACTTGTCGTCTTCAGCAGCGGCTTGTTTAGCTTGTTTCGCTTCCTTCTCGTCAGGAAACTCGAACTCGTCTTCAAATTTGTCCATTTCTAACTCCTATTAAGCAACACGGCCAATACCGCGTGGGTCTTCCACAACTGCTTCAACCGAGTCATCATTGATGATGCGGAATTCACGGCCATGAATCTTCAGGCGGGTGCCTGAATTGGGGCGGACGATGACGAAGTCACCTTCCTTGCATGACGGACCTGATGGGAAACGAGTCTCATCTTTGTACGCGTCAGGGCCAAGTTTCACTACGAACAACACAGAAGTCAGGACTTCTTCGTGATACATAGCTTGGCTAGATTTGATGATGCCTACTTCACTGTCGGCGTACTCTTCCATAGCCTCGGGGACTACACAAAGTACGTGAAAGCGCTTGGGATCAGGCAGTTGCTTCGCCTTATCCTCTGCGGGTTTGTTCAGAAGGCCGGACAGGTCTACTGCTCCCGCTAGGTTGATGTCATTCATCAGATTGCTCCATTCGTTGCACAAGGTCTTTGACAATGGTTTCTGCGTGAGTCAGACCTCGGATGACCCCACAGACGTGACGATACTCGTCAAACGTTTTAGCACCTCCTCCAGAGAGGAAGGAATTCTGGTCGCCACGGAGTTTGTCGATCTCCTTGGCGATGTAAGCAAGCACTCGGCTGTTGTCCAACTATTACTCCTTCTTGTCGCGTGGCACACGGTTTTGCGCCATACGGTTTTGATGGGCCTGAGCTCGTTGCATTTGCATCTGCGCCTTGCTCTTGGCGATTTCGATACCCATACGAGCACCGTCGGTCTCTTGCTGCTTGGCAATTTGATCGCGTTTCGCAGCGGCGGTAGCAGCCACTTGCATTGCAGCGATCTCTTTCTGGGCGGCAATTCGAGCCATTTCGATCTGTTGCTGGTTTTCTTTCGCACCTGCATCGACCATAAGTTTGCGCTCTTTGAGCTGCATTTCTTGTTGCTTGAGCTGGAGTTCCTGCTGTTGCATTTGTACAACAGGGTCCTGCATTTGTTGCTGGGCTTGCTGCTGCGCGGCTTCCTGCTTGTTCTGCTGGAGCATAGCTTGTGAGGCTTGAGCTGCGGCGATCGCAATCTGGTCGGCTTCCTCGGAAGACATGTGCTTCTGCTTGTCTTCGCCCGGCAACACGATGCCCATCTTCTCTTCCATCTGACGACGGTACTCGAACGCGACGTGCTCGTTGATGTGAGCCATCATTGCTGCTTGCAAGGCTTGAGCCTGTGGGTTCTGGCCAACGATCTGCATGATCTTGGGGTCCTGCATCGCTGCCATGTGAACACCCAAGTGAGCTTGGTGGTTCTGCTCCATGAACGCTTTCACGGGCTTGCCGGTCAGGATGTTCATGTTCTCTTGCACTGGGTCGGTCGGCACTGCGTCGTCCTCAACTGGCACGAGCTTGTTGGCGTTCTTGATACCCAACACTTCGATCATCTGGCGGTGAAGAAGGGGCAGGTTATACAACTGCGGTGCACTCTGGGCCAACTGCAACACTGCTTGGTATTGCACGACTTTTTGAGCCATAGTGGCTGCGTTGGGGTCGGACACAGGGATGACATCCACCATGTCGTAGTCGGCTTTCTTAATAGCGCGACCGCCTTCTTCTGGTTCATACGCGTAATCTTCTGGTGTGTAGTCGGCAATGATGACCTTGAGGAGTTTGAATTCCTGCTTCATCGCATAGTGCAAGCGGGCCTGCACAGCGGACATCACCTTCAGCGTACGCTCCAACAGAGCCAGAGTCGTACCCACAGGAGCATTGGCGCTCATGTCGGACACGTTCATATCACCGGAAGATGCGAAGGCACGGCCCTCAGACACGATCTGGTTGAACAACGTGAACAGAACCTGTGATGGCTCTTTGTAAGGCAACGGTAAGATGTTGTCGCGGATAGAACCCGATGGGACGTCTACGTCACGGAACTCGCCCGGTTGGATTGGTGTGTCATCGCCCTTAATTCGCAAGCCGCGAGACTTGAGACCCCCCGGGAGGTTGGACAAGGTACCAGCATCGACGAGCTGACGAATGAGCATGGTGGCGCTCTTCGCATAACCCCCGATGAGGTGAATGAGTCCGTAGCCATAAAAACCGAACCCCGGAATGTATTGGTAATGCACAAAGTGCTGGCGCTTGAGCTTGAGCGGGTCGTCTTCATACCAATTCCTACGGATGGCCAAGATTTTACGAGTGCCCTTCTCGATTGTCACCACGTATGGCAGAGCGATACCGGTGTCTTCCATGTCGCCATCGTCGTTCTCGTCTTGGTCTTCAAACCCTTCCAAGTCCAACATGACGTGCATCTCAAGCACGCGATAGCGGTCGTCCTGAATAGCAGACATGCCATTCTCTTCGGCCTTCTGCTTCTCAATGTCGTCCAACTCAACGATCGGATCGCCCAAGTCTTCATCAATGTAGAAGCCCGCATGTTGCAGTTTCTTCATCTCGTTCTCGGTCTTACGCATCACGTGGGTAACGCGCTCGGCATCCTCAATATTAGATGCGCCGTACGGAACCACGATGTCTTCAGCGGGAATGAACGTAGCAACTTGACGACCTTTCGATGGGTCGTAGTACACCTTCTTGAACGCGGAACCTGCCAATGGCAGAGACCACAACATCTTCTCGTGCTCGCTGCGGTACTCAGTCATCACCTCGGTGAGCTGGTAGTTCATGTCCTCACGGACGCGCGCGGCTGCTTCCTCTCGCATTACGTCAATAGCACCAACGATTTGAGTTTTGACAGGTCCCATAGCTGGGAACGTCTCCATCATTGCCTCGGACTGGAAGCGAACAACTGACTCGGTGAGCATCGGGTGGAACACACCGCAAGCGCCTTGCCATGGCTCGGTACGGTCTTCGTACTTCAAGCCCAACAGTTTCAAACCCTCAACATAGGTCTGAATCCATTCGCGTCGGTCGCCAGTATCTTTCTCGAAGTCCTCGACCAAGTCCATGCCCAAAGTCTGCAACGCGCTTGCGTCCATGAACTCTGCGAGGTTGGCATCAAAGTCTTCCGCAGTACCTTCGGTCTCTGCGTCTAGGTGCTCGCCTTCTTCACCGGGTTCGAGCTCCAGCTCAATTTCCAAGTCTGGCATCTCTGCCAACTCAGACAAACCTTGAGGGGCTGCGTATAAACCTTTTTCCATGTCGTGTCCTTACTTTGACTCTTTGAGTGTTGCCCAATTTGTACGTGGGTCGTATTTGAAATCTGTGGCGGGACGGCCACTACGTTTGGAAGCGCGGTCTTTCGCACGCTGCTCTGCGGTCATATTATCCCGGGCTTTGCCCTTTTTGGTAAGTACCCCAGACTTTGTCATGTCGCCACGTTTTTTCAGGAGCGCGATCGCCAGCCCCTCGTCCCCCACCTGCGCGGTGAGGCGTTTGACCAGCTTGTTCTTACCGAGAAATTTCTGTGTAGCCATGTTTAGACGGTGTAGTACCGCTCCTTGCGGTGGTTACGGAACCACTGAATATCTTCCGGCTCGTCGCTCGGCAGTCGCAGGAACCCACCTTGGCGGAATCGCATCAGTGCAAGTGTAGTCGCGTCAACCAAGTCATCATGCTCGCCTGATGGAAACGCAGCAATCTCGTCCACGAGCTCTTCAGCCCAGCGGGTTTTCGGCACCCAGACCTTGCCCGAGGCGATGATGTCAGAGACGGAGTTCAACCGAGCAATCTTGTCTTGGCCTTTTGACGGGGTGTACTCCATCACTGGGATACCCATGGCTCGCAACTCATAGATGAGCGGTGCGCCGGTCGCCTTCTTCTCGATCAACAGACCATCTGGCTCGTAGTCGTGGTACTCACGGAGCACGTCCTTCTTCAAGTCCACCCACTCCACACGCTTCTTATATGTATTCAGAAGAATGATGTTCTTGGAATGGTCCTTGTGATGTGTGAAGATGCCCCACGTAGTACCAGCTGAAAAGTCAGCCCGCTGGTGTTTCTCGAACGCGGTATCCCACGTCTGAAGAATGTACTCGCACTGAGGGGGTTCGTCCTCTTCCCACCACTGCCACCAGTCGCGCTTAACAATCGCACTTTCATTGCCCACAGGGTTCTGTTGGTACTGCGCTTGCCACTTCGAATTCGGGAGTTCTTCGCGAAGCGCAGATAGTTCACCCATTGACCAAAACTCAGGCCAGAGAGGGTTACCCGAGGGAAGGATTGCCGGAAACTCAATGACTTCCCAGTCGGTTTCGCCACGTAACGCTGCATTTTTAAGCAC